GACGAACGCGACGCATGGGCCCAAGGCTATCAGGACGGGCGCCAAGGCTTGGCGATGGACATCGGGACCAACTGGCCCAACGCCTACGCCAACGGCTTCTGGCATGGCGTCAAGGCCCACAAGGACGCCGTCGAGGCGGCGCCCCTGAACGCCACGCCCGACGGCCCGCCGCCGCTATGGGCGATCGAATTCCGCAGCTACCCAGCAGCCGAAATGCCGACCATCCCCTACGGATGGACGGACGAAAGCTGGCACAACGACGCCTGTCCGTGCTTCCGATCGCCAGACGGACGCTTTCGCGTGTTCATCGACTTCCCCGACCTCGACGACCGCGAGTTTTCCGCATCCGATCGCTTCAACGTCCTCGACGATTGCGACCCGGATCCGCATGGCGAGACCCTCACCTATTCGTCGAATAGCTGGGACGACGTCCTAGCCTTTATCCGCATCCAACAGAAAGCGGCCTGCAAATGACCCCCGCCGACCTGATCGCCGCCCGTAAGGCGCTCGACCTCACCGCCGCCGACCTTGGCCGCGCCCTTCGCCTGGAGGGACGCGATCCCGGCCAGACCGTCCGCCGCTGGGAAACCGGCGTCGTTGCCCCGATCCCTGGCCCCGCTCAGGTCGCCGTGGAACTCATGCTGAAACTCAAGGGGCGCAAGCAATCCTGGCGCCCGTCCGAGCCGCCGCCGGCGGATCAGGTTGTTCCGCTCCTGGAGGACGAGAAGCCCGCCGCCGGCTCGCCTGGACCGGCTGGCCTCGCCACCCTCATGAACCCGCCTAAGACCCGCCGGAGGGGCGCATGAAAAAGCCGCTGGCCGATCCCGCGCAAGTCATTGTCCGCCGCCTCTTGCGCACCTATCCGCTCGACGCCATCACCATGACCGCCACCGACCGCAACACCCACGTTGAAGCCATGCCCCTAAGCCACCATCCCGAAGTGAGAGGACGCCGGGACGCCGGCATCGCCGCCCTTGGCGGAGACGTCAGCATCTCGCAAATGCGCCCGATCAACGAAGCCAGCATGCGCGCCATCGCCACCGCCAACGCGCCAACCTTGCTCACCGCGCTCCAGGCGTTGGAAACCAAGCTCAAGGACACCCCCACCCGCTAGGCTACGCGCCCCACAACGACCGGACCTTGCGACGCCAGCGGCCCCCGCTGGCGTCGTTCTCTTGCGTCCTCACTGGCGCCGCAAACGTCAACGCCACCGAGTCCCAACCGTCCGGGCTGGCCAGCCCGCGCTTGCGCATATCTTCCTTGCTTTCCAGGACTACGAATTGCCGCGCATCGTACTTATAGCCGGCGCCGATAGCGTCAGCGTGCAGCGCGTCGCTATCCGGAATATCCGCGCCACCCTCATCCGCCAGCCAGTCCCGCGAGCGCATCCACATTTCCGCCCGCCGGTTGCGCGGCCCTGGAATTGTCTCGCCCCGTGCACCCGTCCTAATCGGGTCCTGAGGCGCCGACCCGAAGTTGACCCCATCGCAGAGCTTTTCGTATGGCGCACCCCAATCGTGCAGCAGATCGACCACGCCGGCGCCCTGGCCGCCGACGTCGATAAACACCTTGGCCGGGTTGTCCGCATCTATGATCGACCGCACCCAATTGGCGCCGGCCACGGTATCCAGTTTGTAACGCCGCTCGACCTTGAGGACCCGCCGGCCCTGGCGCCAGCAAATCGCCGTCCCGTCATCTCCGAACCTCGCCGGATCGACACCCAGGACCAGCGAGCCGAACGCTTCACAGGTCCGCTTGCGCGCCGCCAGGACGAGGCTTGAGGGGATGAAACTGTCATGCCCGGTCGCCTGGAACGACTCGGCGGCATTGGCTGGATACTCTTGTCGGAACAGCGCCGGATCGCCCAGCTCCGCCAACTTGGCCCGCCGCCAGACGAGTTGCGGCAGGCTCAGCCCATAGAGCCGCCCGTAATCCTCCTCCTCGTCGTTGACCTCGAACCCGAGCGGCGGCGGCCGCTGATACGAGCTATCCCAGAACCACGGACAGAACACCGCTTCATAATCGCCGTCGCCGGCGGATGCTTGTTGCCACCGCGTATGAAACTCGCCCCCGATCCCCGCCGCCGTGCTTTCCAACACGACCTCCGTTCCCTCCATATCCGGAACCGTCTGGAGGACCCCGGCGACGTGATCCTTTGCATTCGGCCAGTGGGCGACTTCCGAGCCGTGGAAAAGCTGCACCGTCTTTGACCGCCCGACCGCCTTTGACCCTGCCGTCCCGACCGAATAGCCGCTATCGAGACGCGGGAAATACAGCGTCTTGGCGTTAGCGGCGCCCGTCTCAGGCTTGACCAGCGCCGGGACATGCCGATGGAACCGGTCAACCATTCCAAACAGGTTGTCCGTCGCGTCTTGCTCATGCGTCAGAATGTAGACCGCCGTCCCTTTGTGGAACGTCGCCCGATGATAGAACCGCGCGCCGATATAAGTTGATACGCCTTCCTGACGGGCTTTCAGCACCAACGCACGGACCCGCCCGCGCCGGCGCCGTTGATCCTCTAGCTTGGCGTGGACGTAGTCTTGAACCCCGTTGAACCGCAGGTTCACCAACTCGCCGGACTTCGCCCTGATCTTGAGACACCGGCTGGCGTAGTGCGGCAGATCATCCTTCAAATGCTGGAGGACGCCCCTCGTTTCCTCATCCAGCAGCAGCGGCGCCGGCATCCGTCACCGCAATTGTTCTAGCGCGTCCTCGTGACGGGTGAACCCAAGCGTCCCCGTCAGATCGAGCTTTTCGCCGTACTTCTTGGGCGCCAGCTTGCCCGCCATCTTGAGCCGGGTTTCCACCCGCAGCTTGGACCGCGCCACCCACTCAAAATCCATGACCTCGACCGGCTCATCCCCCCGCATGACGATTTTGGTGTCCCGCTTGGCGTCGTCGGCAATCTCCAGACACTCGAAAAACAACAGGTCCGCTTGTCGATCCTTGGCAATCTCGTACGCCTTGCGGAACTCCGGGTGCGCCCCCAGCCACTCCGTCACTGTCCGAGGATTGGGGAACCCGGCGCGCGCCGCACACAGGTAATCCAGCCCCCGAGGCGTCGTCGCGATTGCTTCGCAGATCGCCGCGCCAACCTCAGGGGAATACCGCGTTGGCGGCGCCCGCCTGGCCGGCGTTTTTTCCACCGCCGCCACCGCGCCTAATCCTTGCCGTAAGGACTATCCGGAATCGGGAAGCTCGCCGTTGCGTCCCTTGGCGTTGTGAACCTTGGCCCGGCGGCCCCGGCGGACTTCACCCGCCCCGCCGAAGCGTCCTTGACCGAACCGCCGGCAAGGCCGGGCTTGTCCTGAATAATCGGATCACGAGGCGGACGAGTGCTGGCCATGTGCGGCGCTCCTGGAGCTATTCCGCCAGCCCTCAAAAACGCGCTCGCAAATCCCGTCAAGCCCCTATCGCCGCCCCGCTCCGCAAGATCACCAGATGACCCCGGCAATAGCCCTCGCCCGGCTCGACCGGCAGACAACAGCTTTGCGTCAGCGCCCCCGAGCCGGCGACCGGGAACGCGCATTCCCCGACGTCCCGCAACGGCCAGGGGCGCGGCGCCGAGCCGATCAGCGGCGCCAGCCGCCCGCCGTCCGCCATCCCGACCGGACTTGACCGCGAGCGCGGACACACCGCCAAGCCCCGCTCCCGGTTCGACAGCGCGATTTGCGCCTCCGTCCGCGACGGCAGGCCAAGCCGCATCCGCTTGGACCGGATCGCCGCCCGGCTTGTCCCGAGCATGCGCGCCAGCTCCGGCGCATCGAGGCCACGCCGCCAGCCGTCCTTGAGCGTGGCCACGCTTTCACAGGTCCATATCATCGTCATGCTTGCGCCTCTCCAAACGGGATCGCGTCGCCGGCGTCCGACCACTCCGGCGCCCCGAGCGGATTGCCAACGTCCGCCGCCTTGAACTTCGCCCCCGGCATATGCGTCCGCTCCAGCTTGAGCGCGTCGGTCGCCGCGTCGATCAGGTTGGCGACCTCCCGCACCGTCCAGACCGACACGTCCCGCCCGTCCGCAATCACCTTGGCGGCGCCGGCGTCGTCCTGGACGAGCGCCACGATGGAGCCGTCCGCCAGCATGGTTTCCCACACCCACGGCGCCGCCGGCCTATGGCCAGCCTCCGCCGCCCAGGCCGCGAGCGCCGTCCAGCCGCGTTGCATCGCCGCCGCCTTGGCCTGGACCGTCGCCAGCAAATCGGCCGGAACAACCTCCGCCTGGAAAGCCGTCTGGAGCGCCGAGGCCCAGGACATTTGCTGGCGCCGGAATCTGGCCAGCAAATCCAGGTTGTGCAGCCCGGCCAGCCGTTCGAGCCGATAGGCGCCCCACTCCCGATAGGCTTCCGCCCTGGCGCCCTCGACCGCCTCCAGCAGACCGGCCAGCAGGCCGCAATCCTCAGGACTAGGCATTGTGGCCAAGCTCCAGGTCTAATTGCACAATCGCTTCCCGCTTGGCGTCCAGGTCCGCTTGCATCGCCCGCCACCGCGCCAAGTCCGCCGCCCGCGGTCGCGGCGTATGGGCCATGCTGTTGTGCAAGCGTCGCTCTAGTCGCCGCGTCGCCGTCACGAGGTTCCAATAACTCCGCCGGCTCGACCCGCCATTCACTCGCCAGGCGGCAAGCGTTTCCAGCTTCCCCGTCATGCCAGAACCTCCCCGGCGGCGG